GCTGACTCCATCGAATTAGGCATTGAGATCGTACTGGTGGAGATTGGAACATCAACGCTAGGCTTTGAAATTAACACCAGTTTGGCTATCAGGCACAACCAAGACATAGCTGGTGGGAACTCAAAAGCTAGTAAAAACAATGCTGGCTTTGGACTAAATCAGCGTTTGGAGATGGATTCGTTAATGAAAGTGATTAAGGCTAAAGCATCATATCGTGAAGTAGATGGTACTAGTCGGTATGGGGTGAGTTTGGATGATTGGAGGGCTGAGTTCTGGAGCATGAAGGGCTGTACTGAGGAGGATAAACCCACTTTCAAGAAGGCTTGGTTGCGGGCAAGGGAGAGATTGGTGAGCGTGAACAAGGTTGTCATTGGGTCTGGTTGGGTGTGGTTGAAGTCTAGTTCGGAGAATTTCTGATATGTTTATTTATACAGTGACAAAGGGGACAAACGGGGACAATGTCCCAAAATGTCCCTCCGAGGAGATGGGGACAAACCTCCCCTTGTCTATAACAAGGGGTTTGTCTCCTGTCCCTTTGTCCCCTTGTCTCTTTGTTTAAGGAAATTGAAAATGAGTCGTTTAAAGTCAAGAAAAGATGTTCCCAAAGTTGAGGTGAAAAGGTATGAGCCAAGTGCTTGGGATATTCAGGCTAGTGCTTGTCTTACAGAATTGGAGACAAGGAAAGAGCAACATCATCAGAAATGGGGTTGCGAGAGATTGATTACTTTAGTTGACAGTGAGTTTAGGGAGAAGTTTTGGGTGCAGATGGGTAGGGTTTGGGATGCTACCGACAAGAAAGATATTGATAGGCTACGCAAAGCAGTTCAAGGCATGGTCAAAGGTTATGAGGCTTTGGAGAAGTGGGCTACAGATAATGAAGTGCCACAGAATCCACCTATCAAGTTCTTGGAGTGGAAAACTCAGGATGGAAAAATCGTTGCAGTTGTCCAGACCGTCAACGAAAGCCTTGACCTACAGCGTCAACGCAAGGACTTGAGCACGATCTGGACACTGGAAGAGTTTGAGATTGTCCTAGCCGACCCCTTTGTCCAAGAGATCATGTCGTTGAAGGCACTTGACCCAACCGCACAGGTCAAGGTGTTTAAGAAGACTACACCTATCGGGTCTGGCTCTGGCTTTGATGACATGGAAGATGACCTAGAGCCGGTGTATGGTGGGACTGAGCCGCCTAAGATGTTTCACTTGCCGCATAAGAAGTGATGGGCAAAGGCAGACCATCCAGTTTGAATGTCAAATACTTTCAGCGGCAACTCGGTGAGGCTGAAAGGACAATCCTTGCTTGTGCTGGTGATGGAGATATATCGTTGGGGTTTAAAGTTGTCATCGAATCCTTTGCGGTTTTATGGGAAGCTGGATACAGACCTCAGAACGATTTATCTGATTTCTTAGGGATAGATATAGACGAGGTATAAAAACTTGTCCTAACCCTGTTTAAAGGCTTTCTAGAGGTATTAGCAGTTATGGATTCTGCCTAGCCTTTTTTAATATTTGGGAATGCAAATCAATCTCATTCTCAAGTACCCCGATAATGCACCACCCGCCTCTCTCCCTCTCCAGCACCGCCCAAGAAACCCGTTCCGCATTGTGAAATGCAATAGTTATCCACAGGTTATCCACAGGTCGGCATCGAAGTTATCCACATTTGCACAGGTTGGTTTCATTTCCAATCTCAAATTGCAAGTGTTTGTAATACTTCCATTGATTTTGACTTAACATAATGGACATTGTATTAAATGGATTTTGTAAGCGATTTGTAAGCGTCTAGAAAACCCTAGCAAAATCAATGACTTACAGATGTTATCCACACTGTCCACAGTTGCCTGTGGATAACTCGAATCTGGCAAATTGCCTGTGGATAACTTTTGATGGGGGGGAGGGGGGTCGGTCGGTCGGTCAAAGTTGTGGGAGCATCCGCCCCTCTCAAAAAGTGAAAATGGAAAAAGGGGCGAAGAGTCCACTATCCGCTACGAAAAAAAAAGACTATTGACCTCTTATTTGCTATAGTCCCCACCTATCACGCCCACAAAGACAAGGACAATCGTGAAAATAGAGCAAATGGACAGCATCCAAGATGAAGCCCCACAGCCACAGCTAGACAAGAAGAAAGCTGGCAGACCCAAGGGTATCTTTGGTTTAAAGCGTCAGATACAGGAGTACGCAAGGAATCCTGACTTAGCGTTGCCCAAGACTGACAGCCAGCGCATTAAGGACTTGAAGGATATGCTTATCAAGTCTAGCGGTAAGGATGTTGTCGAGAAGATGATCTCCATTGCGCTAAACGACAATCACCCCGCACAGATGGCGGCTATCAAGATGTGTGTTGACCGCACACTGCCTGTCTCTATGTTTGAGAAGGATAAGAGCCAGAGGAGTGCAATCCACATCAATATCACAGGCATTGGCGCACCTACAGTAGAGGCAACTACGATTGAGCCAGATGACATTCAAGACATAGAGGCTAAGAATGGCTGACCTCAACTTTGCGCTATTGCCTTGGCAACAGGAGGTGTATGCCGACAAGACGAGGTTCAAGGTTGTGGTGGCGGGGCGTAGATGCGGTAAGTCTAGGTTAGCAGTCACTACGCTACTGATTGAGGGACTGAGTTGTCCCGCTGGCTCTGCTGTGCTTTATGTCGCCCCCACCCAAGGTCAGGCGAGGCAGATCATTTGGGATGTTTTGCTGGACATTGGCAGGGAGATCATCACCAGTAGCCATGTGAACAACATGGAAGTTACCTTGATTAACGGTGCAAAGATATACATCAGGGGGTCAGACAGACCCGATACCTTGCGGGGTGTGTCTTTGACTTATGCAGTTCTGGACGAGGTTGCTGACATTAAGCCTGAGACTTGGGAACAGGTCATTCGTGCTTCCCTCTCTGACAAGCGTGGCAGAGCGATGTTTATTGGGACACCCAAGGGTAGAAACTGGTTCTATGACCTGTACAACTTGGGGCAAGAAGGCGAAGACCCTGATTGGAAATCGTGGCACTTCACCACTAAAGACAACCCGCTGATTGACCCTACAGAGATTGAATCTGCCAAGAAAACCTTGAGTTCCTTTGCGTTCAAACAAGAATACCTAGCCAGTTTTGACAATGCTGGCTCAGATGTATTCAAGGAAGAGTGGCTAAAGTATGGGGAGATACCTGAACAGGGTTCATACTTCATAGCGGTTGACTTAGCGGGGTTTGAGGAGGTGGCAAAGCAAGCCGCCAACTCTAAGAAGAGGCTAGACCAGAGTGCCATTGCGGTGGTGAAGGTGACAGAGGACGGCAAGTGGTATGTTGAGAAGATTGAGTATGGGCGGTGGGACATCCGCACCACTGCCGCTAACATCTTGCTGGCGATCAGGGACTACAGGCCGCTATCCATTGGGATTGAGCGTGGGGCATTAAAAAATGCGGTACTTCCCTATTTGAGTGATTTAATGCGAAAATCCAATGTATATGCTCATATTGTGGATTTGACGCATGGGAATCGCAAGAAGTCAGATCGAATCATTTGGGCATTGCAAGGACGCTTTGAGCATGGCAGAATCGTGCTTAACAAGGATGAGGATTGGTCGGAGTTCGTTGACCAGTTGCTGATGTACCCATCCCAAGGGGTGCATGATGATCTTCCTGATGCGTTAAGTTATATAGATCAGTTATCTATAACCTCATACTTTGAGGCAGATGATGAAGACGAGTGGCAACCAATCGACATCATTAGCGGGGTTTAAATGGCAAGAGAAGATAGCTTCGACATATTTGGTGCTGACCCATTTGGGCGTGACATCATCTATGGGCTATCTAGTGGAAATGATGGAATGGGTCTTCAACCACCGCCACAGGGTTTGCCTGTAGACACCAGACCTTATGACCAGATGCAAGCAACTCCGAGAAATTTCATCTCTGGTTTGTTCTCTGATGTTCTTGGTGGTACTCTGAATATGCCATCAATGCCTAGAACTGGCATACCCTCACTTGATTTGCTTTACGCTAATAGAAATCCTCTGTTCAACTTGATGGGTGTCGGTGATGTCCAAAAGACTGCTGAACGCATCTCCTATGGTCAACCTCTGACCACAGGGTCGGGCATGACATTACGCCCAAGGGAAGAGACAATCTTTGCGGGGATGGCGGTTGCGCCTTTGGTGGGCGAGGCTGTGAATCTTGGCACTAGGGCTGGTCGTGCTGGCGCAAGGATGGTGGGTGAGCGCATAGCTGAGAATGTGGCGATGGGTAGACCCAATCTGCCTAGTATGTTTGCTGAACCAAGGTCATCATTGTTTGCGGTTGAGCCTAGCCCAATGATGCCAAAGCCTCAAGCACCAGTGTCTGAGTTAGGTTTCTACTCAGCGGCTGAACAAGCCGCATTGAACTTGCCAAGGAATAAAGGTACTGGTCAGTCTTTCCTCAATGATCTGATGAAAGCACCTGATGTCAAGAAAGATGAACTGGCTTGGACAGGATTGGATGACTTCCTCAAAGATAAGCCTAATGTGACCAAGCAAGAGGTGCAAGACTATTTGGCGAGCAATAAGGTTGATTTGCAAGAGGTGAGATTGGGTGAGTCTCCTGTTGAAGACCCTATTGGTATTGCCCAGCGTAAAGCGGTGTTTGACAAGTATGAGCCAGAGATACAACAGCTATATAGCGAACTTGATAATGTCACCGCCAAAAAAAGAAATGCCCTCAAGTTAGCGACGGCAAAATACGACGATATGCTTCTTCAGTTAAACAAAGATGGGTATATGCCCACTGCACAAGATTACGAGGCTTTTAATTTGGCGGAAAGAGAATTAACTCAAGCCAATAGAATGCAGAATGATGATATTGATATAAGAAATAGGCTTGGCAAAATACAAAATATGCGTGATGCAGAAGCTGATGCGGCTTATGTTGTGCCAGAGACCATGCCGACAAAATATAGCAAATACCAACTAGCTGGCGGCGAGAACTATCGTGAGATTTTGCTGAAGTTGCCATCTTCTAAAACATCAATGGAAGAATTTTTAAATGTAGTCGGCAAAAAATATGGCGGTAATACACCAAGAACTCAATGGTCGCCAGAAGATAACGCAATGTATGAAAAATTATTGCAAGAAGAACGAACACCAATTCAATCCGAATATCGTTCATCTCATTTTAGCGACCCCAACATCCTAGCCCACATCCGAGTCAACGACCGTGTAGATGCTGATGGCAAGAAGATGCTACTGGTTGAGGAGATTCAATCCGATTGGCATCAGGCTGGTCGGGAGAGAGGATACAAAAACCCAGAAGCTGACAAAGCATTAGAAATTGAATCTAAAGCTATTGCAAATGAAAGAAAAAATTTAGTTGCAGAATTATCGGAACAAGAAACCAAAAATGGTTTTGTATCTACTGAAGGTCAACTTAGATGGGATAAGTTTAAAGAAAAAGAAGATTTATTTAAGCAAAAAAATAAAGACTTTTCTAATCAAGTACCAGACGCACCATTCAAAGACACTTGGTATCAACTCTCTCTCAAGCGGATATTGAAGTATGCCGCTGACAATGGGTATGACAGGGTTGGGTTGACTACTGGAACTCAGCAAGCCAAGAGATATGACTTAGGCAATGAAGTCAACAGTATTGATGTCGAGTCTGTTGCAGGAGTACCAAATTTACAGTTAGTTGATATTGATGTTATTGGCGGTCAAAAAATTGCATTAGAAGTTGAGAATGGTGTTGTCAGAGAAGGCGAGTTTGCTGGCAAACGATTGAGTGATGTTGTTGGTAAAGAAATGGCGGACAAAATAACAAATGTTGCTCAAGGACAAACAAAGAGTCTGGTTGGAAAAGATTTGCGTATTGGTGGCGAGGGGATGAAGAAATACTATGACGAGGTTTACCCCAAGTTTTTAGAGAAATATGGAAAGAAATGGGATGCTAAAGTTGGTGAGACAAAGATAGCTACTGAAGATAATGCTTGGAATATGGCAGAACAAATCAAGCAAAGAGGAATATCAGATGCACAATGGAGAGCATTAAGCGAAGAAGATAAATTAAAGTTGTGGAATGATATTAAGAAAAGCGTTGGCAGAAAACAAGAACCCATCCGCTACATTGACATTACGCCTAAAATGAAGGAAAGTGTTGGTAAGGGACAGCCATTATTTACTGCAATCCCTGCTGGCACATTGGGTTTGGGTGGCCTTGAGTATGCAGACCCCTTTGCAAACCCTTTAGCAGAAGACACAACAAGGTAACACTATGGCAACAGATAAAGAAGTCAAACTAGAACAGAATGAATTTTATGAGCCTACTGAGGCTGATAAAGAACTGACAGATTTCATCACTAGCCACTGCGACAAGTGGCGAGATTGGCGTGATGCTAACTACCTCCCCGCCTACCTAGAGTACGAGCGCATCTTTCGTGGTCAATGGGCGGCTGAAGACAAGACTCGTGAGTCAGAGCGTAGCCGTATCGTTACCCCTGCTACTCAGCAAGCAGTCGAGACTCGCCATGCTGAGATCATGGAAGCTATCTTTGGACAAGGCGACTTCTTTGACATTGAAGACAATATCCAAGATGTAAACGGCATGGCTATTGATGTTGAGTTGATTAAGGCTCAACTGACTGAAGACTTCAAGAAGGACAAAATCAGAAAAGCTATCGATCAGATCGAATTGATGGCTGAAATCTATGGCACAGGCATAGGCGAGATTATTGTCAAGACTGAAACCGAGTATGTTCCCTCAACTCGGCCTATCCCTAATCAGATGGGGCAAGCGGCAATTGGTGTGATGGAAAGAGACAGAATCTCTGTCAAGATCAATCCTATCAATCCCAAGAATTTCTTGTTCGACCCCAACGGTACTACGGTCGATGACTGTATGGGCGTGGCTATTGAGAAATATGTCTCAATACACAAGATTGTGCAAGGCATTGAGAAGGGTATCTACCGCAAGGTGGACATTGGTACTGCCAGTGAAGACACTGACCTTGAGGCTACCCAAGAGATTAGCCAGTACCAAGATGAGAAGGTATTGTTGTTGACATATTACGGTCTTGTGCCTCGTGAGTACCTAAACAACTTAGAGGAAAACAAGGACATTGTTGACTTGTTCCCTGAGAACTCAGCGGCTGAAGACTACACCGACATGGTAGAAGCCATTGTTGTAATTGCCAATGATGGAATGCTGTTAAAGGCTGAAGAAAACCCATACATGATGAAAGACAGACCAGTTCTGTCTTATCAAGACGATACTGTTCCAAACAGGTTGTTGGGTCGTGGCACAGTGGAAAAAGCATTTAATATGCAAAAAGCCATTGATGCACAGACTCGCAGTCACTTGGATTCACTGGCATTAAGCACTTCCCCCATGATTGCGATGGATGCAACTCGTCTTCCAAGGGGTATGAAGTTTGAAGTCAAGCCCGGAAAAGCTATTCTCACCAATGGCGCACCGAGTGAGATTCTCTATCCATTCAAGTTTGGTCAAACTGACCCAAACAACCTTGCAACTGCTAAAGACTTTGAGAGAATGTTGCTACAAGCTACAGGAACTCTAGACTCAAACGGTATGGTTAGCCAAGCTAGTCGTGATGGTGGCGGTATGTCGATGGCGGTTGCCTC